GATCCTCAGTACTGGGATTAGAAACATCGCGTACGGCTGAAACCAATCCTTTTTCCCAATCTACGTCAAAATCTTGCTTTTTAAAGAATTCTCCGAACCTTCCAAGGTCCGTAGAATTATCCATCGTCGGAAAATCGATAACTTTGCGCATTTCGCCGTTAAATAACCCGTTAAACGCGAGATCTTCGCCTTTTATGTCATCTAAAATATCATCTAAGGCTTCTAACTCAGTATCATCGAGTTCCCGGAGCAATTTTTCGTCAGTTTCGAGATAAATTTCTTGTTTTTTGTACCATTCACGACTTTTCTTGTCTTTGGGGGGCTCGCCCTGTCCAAATCCACGCTTTTCTTGTAAATTTGCGAGTAATTTTGCTGTTTTTAGGAGAATTTGTTCATCATTTAACATTTTTTGACATCTCTATGGCCTTCTCCAATAAATAGATCGGAATATTGGTATCTTCGATGTCTTTTATCTCGTTTACCGTAACCCACTTATAAGCATCGTGCTCTATTTCGCCTGTCTTGGGGTTAGGCTTGTGGACATTCACTCGTCCCCTCCATTGAGTACACAAAAAATAGTGTTTGTTTTTGGATGGCTGCCCGAGAAAGGTTAGGTCCGAAGCATTACATACCAAATTTACTTCCTCTTCCAACTCGCGAGTGGCGCCGGCCTCAATATTCTTATCCTCATCATCTATGTGTCCGCCCGGCATTGTCCACTGTCCTCCTCGCTCATCAATTGAAGAACGCCTTATAATCAAAAATTGCTGTTTATCGTTTAAACAAACAACAATTCCTACTGTTTTTAGCTCACCTTCGGTGAGAAATGTGTTCCAATTATATTTCATCTACAAGCTTTGGGACGTTTACCTTGATATCCGCGACAAAAGGCGCCAAGAGCCTTGTCTATTTTGACCTTATTAATAGGTACTACCCAAATCATGTTCTCTTGAACTTGATTGGTGGGGTAGTATTCTACATCCACCCCATATAATATACCAATCTGACGACCTTTTAAAGTATATATCATTGAACCTGAACATCCAAACCACCCATACGTTTGCAAAATAATGTGCTTTCCTATCCCGGGACCATTCTCGTGGCCAGCTACTCGACCTGTAAAAGACATCAGTTTATGAGTTGAGGGGTACCCCGAATAGACGACATTGGTGCCGACGTCGGCGACCTCCTCTATCGGGTTATATTTAACGGGGTCTATCATTCTGAATGCGGTCGCGACATATAAAATAGCAATGTCGTTTTCAGGATCAGAATAGATTAACGTTGCTATATGTGATTCCGTTTTGTACGTCACTAAATAGTTGGTACCCAAAACTGAATTAACAACATGTTGAGCGGTAAAAACTAAATTAATGTCTTTATATTTAATGTAAGATCCAGTCCCATGGCCGCCTGTAAAGGGCACAGTAACTCGAACTGCGGCTTCTCGGATTTGGCGTTCTATAGAGGGCATATCAGCCGAAATGTTTTCGAGAGGCTTTGTTGGCGCGTATGTATCCGCCATGGCTACTGTTGAAAACAGGAATAATGCCACTATTTTAAAAAAGTTCATCATCGTCTCAAGTTCCTGTGTCTGTGGACTCGTAATACCTGTAACCGATTTCAACCAATGTACTCCCAGCCGGAATAGTATAAAAATATACAGTATTATCCGTGGCGGAGTAATGCCATGTAGTCATGCCAGCGTCTTGAACTACCCCATTAAGGAATACGCGTACAGAGTCGGCCGCGGGTGTGTGAGTAAGTGTCCAAGATTCGTGGGGCTCGACTGAGGCTGCAGCATCGGCCACACCTGGGGACCAGTCGTCGGCGCATATATCAATTATATTACCTCCGAAAGCGGTCGTGGCGTCCATATAACGAGTACCTACATCAATTGGGCTTACAGATGTGCAAAGTGACTCTGCTGTATCATGATTAACAATACTTGCTAAAAACACTGAGCCGCCACGCAGTCCTCCATACCAAGATACAAAATCTACCCAGTCCGAAAAGTGGTCGTTACTTTGTTCTTGTTCGTCCGAAACAAAAACTACCAGTAAACCTGCGTCCGGACGCATCCATGTGCCGGCATATGAATTGTTTATAATATATTCATATGTAGCGTCAAACCCTTCCTCCATACCGCCGCGGCCCATCGCTGCATACATCGCTTCTGCGTCCAGTATATCATCACCGGGCACAAGGGGAAACTGATTTTCAAGCACGGCCCGGGACGGATCATTGGACATCATCACTAAACGCCAACTAGTTAGTGGAAGAGCCGTTAACATAGTCTCTATTCCTAATAACAGTTGTGCATCAAATCGATGCATCGAGCCCGAAGTATCTATTACCCATAGAATGTCGATTCCATCTACAGTATTTGGTTGTGTGAATGAATCTACCCATATAAGTCCCGGATCATCGACAGCGGTATCACCAATGTAAACTGGCACCTCTACTTCTATATATACAGGTATCTCGACCTCCACCTCGACAATTTCAGTCTCTATAACCGTTTCTGTGACCGTTTCAGTCACGTATATGGTTTCGGTTTTACCGGTAACTATGCCGTAGTCGTTAGTACATCCCGAGGATATAAACCCCAGCAACACGAGCAATTGTTTAAAATATTTTGACGCCATCCTATAGTAACTATGTCGCATTTTCGTTTGTGTCTTTTAATACAACAAAACTAAGCAAAATCATATTAACCAACGAGAGTAATTGCAGTTCGTAATTTGAATAGTAAACCGCAATTCCTAGAAACAGGATATTAAGGAACCATGCTACATAACATATGTTAACGTATATTTGATGGCATCGCTTTAACAGGTTCCCCACAATTATAACTATTGTGGTGCAGATAAAATTTCTAAAACTTGCGATTCAAATATGCATTTAACCACATTTGAATGTATGATATAAACAAGAATAAGGGGGAATAGTTGCAATTGGAGCCCATCGGGTTCGGCCGGCCCGATGATAAAAGCTTTTTTAATTACCATTTTGCTATCTTCAACAATGTGTACCCGCGCGAGGCTCCCAGACGCCAAATTTTTTTTTATTTTTTTCTCGAAATCGCGAATTTTTCTAATCAAATTTTTCCCTAAATTTTTTATTCTTAAGGCTTCCAAAGTGTACCAGTCTTTCGCACACAACCATATTTTTCAAACCGCTTTCAGAGTAGTATTGATGGTTTTCTTGAATCCAGTAGACCTCCCAAACCCACATATAGAAATCATGTTCCTTCATTTCACTACCGTTATCGAAACGGCTAATCAATATGCCAATGTCTTTAGATATCGTATCATACAAGATATCGCCAACTTCGAAGTCAACAAGTCCCACATACTAAATATATGGTCGTTTATTTAAACAGCGGCCGAGCTTTCGCAGGACGCATTTTTATTGCACACAAGCGCACCTTATCTTCGAAAGATAAGTCAGGATTGTCCAATTTGCATGTTGCAATTGCCGTCACGATAGGTCCTTCAGTAGAACAAACCTCATACGTGCCGGGAGTTAGTTCTATAGCCGGGTCGACGACAGTGGAGACGGGAACAAGTAAAGTAGTACTCATAAGTGAGATATAGTAGAATGAATTCATGATGATAGTTAAACCTTGATACGATCAATAATGTAGGGGTGGTGATAGGAGATATCTTTATAAAGCTTCTTAAGGACCTTTTTGGTTATTTCCCCAATTTCTTCCTTAGTCTCCTTTGATTTGAAAGCTTTTTCTAGCTCATCATCCAAGATCTTCTTGACCTCAGACTTAAGGCTCTTATCCAGTTCTGTAGAAATAAGAGCGCGGATCTCGGATTTATCGGACCGAGACAGTTCCTCGTTTATGAGGGCATTAAGTTTTGCGGGTGTTAGTAAAATATCCATATACACTAAATAGTCCGGTAATCCCTATGAGGCGCGAGAAATTAAACACAAATAAGTAGCAGTGCTCGTCACATCAACTTTGTGCCTAAACCAATGCACCACATAGTCATGGCCGCGGCAGCACAACACAATCCCTTGTTCCCACGCGCAGGGGGGCTCCTCGTAGGGAACAAAACATACTAAATCCCCCTTTTTGAACTGTTTACTTGTCATGACACCTATTATACACCATTTGAAGGTGTCCCGCTACTGTTTCTGTAATTCTTTTTGTTTTAAACCAGTATACCCTGTATAACCATGCATTAGTTATATATGGACCTGTAAGTTTGACTTCTCCGATAACAATACCTACGGCGTGACGCTCATCTTCATCCTCGCTATAATAATCGGGTGTATAACTATATCCCATAAACATTACCAAATCTCCTACTCTAAACGTTACGGGGTCATATCCTAATATGTTCATGCCATAGTAACTATCCGCTAGTCTGGCAATATTTTGGGGCCGATTTTTTTAAGTAGCTCTTTTCTATCCTCGGCGCTTAATTGGTTAAAGTACTCCACAATCGCGTTAGCATGCGCTTCTATGAGATACGTCCCGTCACTATCACAATATGGGCAGCTCTTCCACTTATAGGGAAACAGCGGGCTGTGATGACCGCTGTGTTTGAATATTCTTGTACCATCGCATACTGTGCATTTAATTCTTACATATAGTTTATCGAATGGCATCCTGTTATAACTACTCTGGCCAATGTTCTCCGTACTTGTTTAATCTGCCAATTGTGTGCATCCATGAGCGCTCCTGATCTGTAAATGCCAAATTAATCCACCATATCTTTGCCATATTCATTTGTATCTCTTCTCCCTCATCATACAATTGCACCACGATGGCCACTCCGCCATGACACGTGCACGTCACCAAATCCCCAACTTTGAGGTCATGTTTTGGTGGTGCTTCGAAGAAATCCTTCATTCGTTCCCATAAACTCACATGGGTAAATAGGGGCTAGGATCTCAAATTTTTGGGCGCAGATCGAGAACAGGCCATACCGGCTTGTCAGGATACCGTCAAGTTACGGAGACATAGATTCCGGGTGGGAGGGGGGAGGGGGTACCGCCTGTCAAATCAATGTCAAACAATATGTTAAAAGGCTGTCAAACAAGCTGTCAACTCTTTGTCATATGTTTACTGTATGATTTAATACCTTTATATATGACATAACTGTATACGTATACTATCACTGGCATATAGTACAGCATGATAGTCCCCTTTCTAACTACTTTATTTAGTAGTAGTCTCGGACATGTATCTCTCACTTAATAGAGAGCGCAATCAATACTGACACAGTACAGACAAGGGCCGAAAAGAATAACAGTAGCGCCCATGTCATGCGGTTGCAGTCTCTTCTAACGTAAACAGATCAGTATCATTCATTATATACAAACCGTTTATTGTTTCATAGTTCTCGCGCAACCACACCGCAGCAAGCTCTGGCACGCAGACACGTCGCCCCATTGTCGGGCATGTACCTGCATTATCGAGCAGTCCGTGTAAGATGAGCATGTCAATCGCTTCGTCTGCGTCGGACCTAAACAGTCTGCATTTGTGTGATATTTCTTCTACACTCCAGTCTGTCAACGTCGGCAGCCAACTGTCAATAAACTGCAAAATGTCAATCTCGTTCTTGTTCAGCTTGGCAGACATGCCGCCCGTGTCGATTGTATATATTGTTTCCATTCCTCTCCCATTAAGCGGAAGGCTAACTAAGTAGTTGATATTGTTGAGGTTTTAATACCACATCAAAAGGTAAATCATACCGAAGATCATCAGGCCACAGGCCATATCTTCACACTTCTCTAACATAACACGCTCCAGCGCAGTTGTCAAGGACAGGTTAAGGTGTGAAGCCGGACATATTCTGACTTGACACGAATAAAAGGTTGACGATAGTGTGTGTGTGCATATACTAAACACCAAACGCATTTAATACACACGCAAACACAACACTATCGAACAATAACTATATCAAGCACATAGGCAAGCAGTCAGTTACCACCTAAACATACCTATGACTCTTTTGTATATAAGCCTTCAACTACACACTTAGCTATCTGCTGGATGTGTTTACGTGAAAGATTATATAACTGATAGTTATTATCATTCTCGCCAATAATCAGACACAATGCACGGGCTTTGCCGCTTATTGCTTTTCTTCTTATTAACTCTCCGACTTCAAACATTTACAGTTCTACACCCTTTTTCCTCTTGTATCTGTTTTCGTCAGTGCGTACAGGTACAGGTTCAAGGTTAAACTGAGTTTCAAGCACGGATCTCACGCCTCGCACCTCTGTTGAAATCTGCTGAATGGAAGCGAAGATAAATATCACTCCCAAACATGCGGCCATAAATATGAGAAACTCCATATTTGTTTACCTCCGTCCAGTGCGCCTAACAGTGCGGCGCGTGCGAATGAATCCATAAAATCGACTTGACATATACCCTCCTACGGGTTTGGGGTTAGTTCGTTCTCGGCTTGTTCCGTCATCTGAGCAATATCGGCGACGGTCAAGGGGTTTTCTTTTCTGCGTTTGTTCTGCTCTTTCAGCAACTGTTTATAACGCTTGGGTTTGTGCTTGCACACGTGGATATTCTCTGCTCCCAAACCTCGGAACCGGCGAGCACCTTCATGCGCTGCCTTCTCGTCCGATGGTCTTGTCAGGATCGTCTCGGTGCCGGTCAGCTTGCCGTCAACGATCTGAATGTCTGTTCTGGAAACGTAGTATTTAGCCATATTGAAAATGTGAGAGTCTTTATTTATGCCCGCGCTCTCTCTCGGCTCTGTTGTTTATTCCAGCTTTTACCGGTGCTTGGCTGGTTCTGCACCGAAAGTTACCGCATTAGCGCACCTGATAATAGGTAAGTGTGTATTGTTCCTGCGTCTTGGGATCTTCAAAGGTCAGTCCCGCGCCCTCGGGAGCGTTGCGAAAATACGCCTTTACCTCGTCCTGCGTCATCGGCTGGCGAGAGTGGCCGCCGCGCCATGGAGCACCATCCTT